ACAAGAGCTGTAGGGTCAAGTAATGTATTTGTAAATAGTATTGGTGTATCACGTCAAGGAGATAATAACACCACTCATTTGTTACCAGGTGTACCTTGTCCAGCTCACTCAGCTCCAATCGCTGTAGGTAGTTCTACGGTTTTTGTAAACGGAAAAGGCTGTGGTAGAATAGGTGACGCTATATCTGGTTGTACCAGCGTAGCAGCAGGTTCTTCTAACGTATTCTCTGGATAGTCTTATAAATATTAGGTGTTATGTCAAGTTATAGTGTAGAAAACGTATCAAATAAAAGTAAAAGAGCAAGTCGAATTTATAAAGATTTAGATTTAGACTTTGGTCGTAACACTACTACTAATGACGTTAATAAATTGACAGATGTTGAAGCAGTAAAAAGATCAGTTCGTAACTTAATTAATACTAGTCACTATGAGAGACCTTTTCATCCTGAAATAGGCAGTAGTGTCAGAGGATTATTATTTGAACCAATAACACCTTTAACATCTTTAAATTTACAAAGAAAAGTTGAAGAAGTTTTAACAAATTTTGAGCCTAGAATTAGATTAGTTCAAGTTCTATCTCGGCCAAACGCTGACTTAAATCGTTATTCATTAAGAATATCTTTTTATGTAATTGGTACAACTTTACCGGTAACAGTAGAAACTTTTTTAGAAAGATTAAGATAATATGGCCAGCAATAAATTAGAAGTATCAGAATTAGATTTTGACGCAATAAAACTAAACTTAAAAACATTTTTACAAAATCAATCAGAGTTCCAAGATTATGACTTTGAAGGATCAGGTTTTGCTATATTATTAGATTTACTGGCATACAACACACATTACTTAGGTTTCAATGCTAATATGTTAGCAAATGAAATGTACCTAGACTCAGCAGATATTAGAAAAAATATTGTATCATTAGCAAAGATGTTAGGTTATACTCCTACATCAGCAAAAGCTCCATCTGCTTTAATTAATATTACAATGAATAATGTAACGGGTAGTCCTGCTACAATAACGGCCGCTAAAGGCACAGTTTTTACAACAACAGTTAATGGTACTTCTTATCAATTTGTTACAAATGCTGAAACAACAATTTCACCGTCAGAGGGTGTTTATCAATTTCAAAGTTTAGAAGTTTTTGAAGGTACTTTAGTTACTTTTAAATACACAGTTGATAGTTCAGATGTTGACCAAAGATTTATTATACCATCAATTAATGCTGACACAACAACATTAAAAGTTTCAATTCAAAATTCAGCAAGTGATACAACTACAAACACTTATTCAAAGGCTACAAGTTTTACAAGTTTAAATGATGAAAGTAAAGTTTACTTTTTACAAGAAAGTGATGAAGGTAAGTTTGAAGTTTATTTTGGTGATGGTATTGTAGGCCAATCTCTAACAGATGGTAATATTGTACTTTTAGAATATGTTGTAACTAACAAAACAGAGGCTAATGGTGCTTCTGCTTTTACTTTATCAGGAACAATTGATGGATTTTCAGATGTTTCTATTTCAACAGTTTCAAATGCTCAAGGCGGTTCAGAACCACAAACAAAAGAGTCAATTAGATTTAATGCTCCTTTACAATATTCAGCACAAGACAGAGCAGTTACAACAAGTGATTATGAAACAAAAATTTTAGAATTATATCCTAATGCTCAGGCCGTTTCAGCTTGGGGTGGAGAAGATGAAGAAACACCTGTTTACGGCACAGTAAAAATTTCAATCAAGGCTGCCTCTGGTTCTACTTTAACAAATGCTACTAAAGTTGATTTAGTAACACAATTAAAAAAATTCAATGTAGCTTCAGTCGTACCAGAAATTGTTGATCCAGAAACAACATCTATTTTATTAACAAGTAATGTTAAATATGATACTAATGCCACAATAAAAACAAGTGATACTATAAAGTCTGAAATTTTAACTGCTTTAACAAATTTTAATACAAATAATTTACAAAAATTTGATAATGTTTTTAGATACTCTAAAGTTTCAAAAGCAATTGACGATACTGATACATCAATACTATCAAATATAACAACTTTAAAAATTAGAAAAGAATTTACACCAACTTTAAATAGTTCAACTTTATATAATATTTACTTTAGAAATACTTTATACAATCCTCACTCTGGCCACAATTCAGCGGCTGGTGGTATTTTAGAATCAACAGGATTTAAAGTTGATGGCGATACAACAAACGAAATGTTTTTAGATGATGATGGAGCAGGAAATGTTAGAAGATATTACATAGTTTCTGGTGTTAGAACATATGCTAACAATACACAAGGTACAATAAATTATTCAACTGGTCAAATTACACTAAACTCATTAAACATAGCTTCTATATCTAATATTAGAGGCTCTGCTTCAACCGTAATTGAGTTAACTGTAAAACCAAATTCAAATGATGTTGTGCCTGTAAGAAATCAAATATTAGAAATTGATACTGCTAATTCATCAATTACTGTAACTGCTGACTCGTTTGTTGGAGGTTCTGCTGACGCTGGCGTAGGATACACAACAACAAGTAGTTACTAATGGCCAATTTTAAAGACAAATTATCCTTACTAATAGAGAAACAAGCTCCTGAGTTTGTTTTATCAGACCACCCTAAATTTTTAGAGTTTGTTAAAAGTTATTATACTTTTATGGAATCGGCAGAGTTAGCCGTTACAAGTATTGAATCAACAGATGGTATTACACTAGAAACAGAAACAGCACAATCAAATAATTTAGTATTAGACGCTTCTCGTTTAGATACTGATAGAACACAATTAGACGCTGGCGACAAAATTATTTTAGAAGACTCATCTTTTGGTAAATTTACAAGAGGTGAAATAATTACAGGTGCTACTTCAGGCGCTACATCAACAGTATTAACCGAAGACTTAACAAATAATAGATTATTCATATCAGCACAAGATAAATTTGTTATGAATGAAATTGTAACTGGTGCTAGTTCAGGTGCTCAAGCAGTTATTAATAATTATAAACCAAATCCTGTTACTAATATACAAGAGTTATTAAACTTCCGTGATCCAGATAAAGCAATATCAAACTTTTTAACAAAATTTAGAAATGAATTTTTAAATACTTTACCTGAAACATTAGCAACTGGTTTAGATAAAAGAAATTTAATTAAAAATGTAAAAACACTTTACAGATCAAAAGGCACAAGTAGAGGCCACGAATTATTTTTTAGATTATTGTTTAATGAAGCTGCTGAAGTAATTTATCCTAGAGAACAAATGTTAAGAGCTTCAGATGGCCAATTTGATACTAAAAAAATAATGAGGGCGATACAATCAACTGCTCAATCATTAACAGGTGATACAGCAGATTTAATTGGTAGAACAATCACAGGTGAAACCTCAGAAGCAACTGCTATTATTGAAAACGTATTTAAGTTTCAAATAGGTGAAAATTTAGTTACAGAGTTTATTTTAAATGAAGACACCATAACAGGTACTTTTCAAACAGATGAAGTAATCAGAGGAACAGAAACAGATGAATCAGATGTATTCATTAAGGCAACCGTAACAGGTATTCCAAATGTAATATCAATTACAAATGATGGTGCTTTATATACAACTGGTGAAACATTAGGTATTTCAGGTGGTGGTTCAGGTGCTTCAATTAATATAGATGATGTTGGTGGTGGGCCTATCACACAAATTTTTGTTGATAGTGCTGGTACAGGATATGAAATTGGTGATGATTTAATTTTTACAAATACCGATACAGGTGGTGGTTCTGCTCAGGCAAAAGTTTCACTTGTAAATGGTGGTATTGTTGCTGAAGAAGGCACAACAGGAATGACAGAGGGTGAAGATCATTTAGTTTTAGAAGATGAAACACAAAGAGGTGACCCTTTTACAGGTAATAAAATTGTACAAGAATCTGGATCAGGTTCAGGTGATATAACAGATATTAGAATTATAAATGGCGGAAATAATTTTCGTTCATTACCAACTGCCACGGTTTCAACAGATAATGATGGTTCAGGTGCTACAATAAAACTTTTTGGTCCAGAGATTGGTAGAGTTCAATCACTAAAGATTATTGAATCAGGTGCTGAACATCAACAATCGCCATCGCCACCTACTTTATCAATGAGATCAAAACTTGTTGTAACAGGTGTATCAGGTACTTTTGTTACTACTGATACCATTACAGGTATTAGTGATGACGGTTCAACTACCGTTTCAGGTACTTTTGTATCTTTAGATAGTGATAGAGGTTTGATGACTTTAAGTGATGTCACAGGTAATTTTGGTGAGGGTGTAACTATTACAGGATCAGGTTCAGAGGCAACTGCTACCGTGAGAGCAGGTACTTTAGCCACAGCCACAACAACGGTATCAGCTGTAGCAACAACTTCAGGCACTTTTTTAAATGAAGATGGTCATTTATCAGAAACAACTATGAGAATACAAGATAGTTTATATTACCAAGATTACTCTTATGTAATTAAAGTTGGTAGATCAATTAGTGACTGGCGAGATAGTTTCAAAAAGACAATGCACGGTGCTGGTTTTTATTTTACTGGTCAAGTAAACATAGCCTCACAAGTTAACAACAGAATTAGAAGCTTTACAGGTATTAACTCTAGTATTGATTATGATGGTATAGCACTAGTAATTGATACACTATTCTCTACAATATTTGGTAGAAGATTAGGAACAGAAACAGATGGTACATCATTAAGAGGTAGTCCACAGGCTGGTGTTGATCCAGACTTTAATGATAGCACAACTGAACACTTTACTACAAATACAAGGGATGTTACATTAAAACAGGCTATCACTTTAAAATTTGATACTAGACAAACACATACTATTAGAGAAAACACTACTAGATTTGGTGTTGTAGTGGCAGGCCCTCGTATGAGAAGTATTAATAGATTTTACAGATTGTATAGTGGAAGTAGCTTTCCACAAACAGGAGCCGTTGGTGCTGATAGTACCACAACATCATATATACAACCATTAACTCTGGCAGACTGGAATCAGCACAAAGTTATTGGCACACAATTAGATAGTGTTGACGGTACTACTGTTCAATTTGGAGAGATAAACACACCGACACTAAAGACTTATTTAGCTTTTCCAACGGAAATTACAATAAGCTATAGTTAAGAGGTATAAATATAAATAGATTAAAGAGGAATTTATGGCAGCAATAATTACAAACAAATTTAGAATCCACAACCAAGAGCAATTTGTGGAATCATTTTCAGAATCTTCACCAAATGTATATTATTTGGGTATAGGAAGACCACAAGCATTTACAACACAAACTAGAGGTGATAGTAGAACAGAATATCAAGGTTCTGATACTGCTCCACCAACACCAATTGATTCAAATTACGAAGAATTTAATACTTTTAACGAATTATTAGCTGCTAAAAAAGTTACAAGTTCAGAAACTTCTATTTGTATTCCTAGAAGAAATTGGGCAACTGGTACAGTTTACGACTATTACAGACACGACTATGGTCATTTTGTAACTGGTTCAACTTCAAGTGTTCAAACAGCAAATAGTGGTGCTACTACTTTATTTGATTCTAACTTTTATGTATTAACAGATGATTTTAATGTTTACAAATGTTTAGATAATAATAGTAACGCCAACTCAACTGTAAAACCAACTGGTACATCAACATCTATATTATCAACTGGAGACGGTTACAAATGGAAATATATGTACTCACTAACTGCTTCACAACAGACAAATTTTTTATCAACAGATTTTATGGGTGTTGCTACAAATTCAACTGTTTCTGCCGCTGCTGTTGATGGCGCTGTTAACGTAGTAAAAATTAAAACTGCCGGTTCAGGCGGTACTAATGGTTCACACACAGGTGTTGATATTAGAGGAGATGGTTCAAGTGGTAAAGCTACGGTAACAATCTCAGGTGGTGCTGTAACAGCAGTTACGGTGACTACACCAGGAACAGGATATACTTTTGGTTATATTAGAGTTGCTGATATTAATACTGCTGGTGGTGGTTCTTTATCAGGTACAGAATTAGATGTAATTATTGAACCAAAAGGTGGTCACGGTGCTAACGCTATAGAAGAATTAGGAGGTTTTTTTGTAATGTTAAATACAAACTTTGAAGCTGCCGAGACTTCTAATACAGGTGACTTTACAACAGCAAATGATTTTAGAAAAGTTGTTTTATTAAGAGATATTTTATCAGGAGGTTCAGCTGCTAGTGCTACAACATTAAGAGCTACAAAAGCAGTTTTAGTAACTTCACCATCAGGAACATTTACAGCAGATGAAGAAATTAATCAGGCAACAACTGGTGCTGTAGGTAAAGTTGTTGAATGGGATAGTTCAAACAATATTTTATATTATATTCAAACAAGATTTAATGATGAGGGCGTTGATAGTAATGGTAACTTAACGGCCTTTTCAGGAGCAAATGCTATAACTGGTCAAAGTTCAAGTGCTTCGGCTACACCATCAACTTCATCAACAACGGTTGATAACATAGCATTTACTAGTGGATATAATTCAGGTGAGATTGACGCTGATACTGGTGATGTGATGTACATAGAAAACAGATCACCAATAACAAGAGCTTCAGATCAAACTGAAAACGTCAAACTGATTATTGAATTTTAGAGGGAAATAAATGCCAAGTCCAACAGACTTTAACCTCTCGCCTTACT